CCCGGGTCTGTCCCGTGTTCAGTGAACTTCAACATCACAAGTTATTTATATGCTATTTCTTAGTATCAGTCAAGAAAATAGAGTGACTTTCGCCACTCTATTTTTATTTTTAATTACCAGTTAGCAATCATCTCTTGTGTAGCTGCTAGTTCTGGGTCTGGAACAAGTCCGTATTGTGCTAGAGCACCATCCGGTCCTGCCATTTCATCACTTACAAAGAATTGGACGTATTCTTTAAGACCTGGAATAACTCCAAGGTGTGCGTTCTTAACATAGAAGAACAATGGACGGCTGATTGGGTAATCACCGCTTGAGATAGTTTCGACGCTTGGGAATACTCCATCAACTGTTGCAACTTCTAGTTTGCTTGTGTTGTTCTGATAGAAACTAAGACCAAATACACCTAGTGAAGTTTTATTAGCATCAAGGCGTGCAAGTGTTTCTGTATAGTCGCCGTCGATGTCAATTGCTACACCGTCAGTTCTTACTTTTACACAAGCCTTCTTTTGATCGTCGTCTAGTTTTTCAACACCAAGAGCTGCTTTACAACCATCTTCCATAACCTTTACATCAAACACTTCACGAGTTCCGTGCTTGGTTCCTGGAATATATACAAGGATTTCTACTTCCGGAAGTGTCGAATCTACTTCACTCCATAGTTTTGCAGTGCTTGACTCGTGTAGTGCGTTATACAGTTGCTTGACCGTTAAGTTATCAATATTAAGTTGGTCAATATTTGAAGCAAATACAATGCCGTCATAGCCGATTCTAACTTCAGTTACTTCGCCAACTACAGCTTCGCAAGCTGCATATTCTTCTTCTTTCATCTTAGAACTGCTGTTAGCAATGTCTACAGTATTTTCACCTGTACCTTCGCATAGTTTCTTACGGCCTGCACCTGAACCGCCGCCTTCAACAACCGGTGACGGGAATTCGAAGTTTTCGCCAAATGCTTCAGCAACAATAGTTGCATATGGTAGAACAGTTGACGAGCCAGTAACCTGTACGTTGTCTCTTGCAAGTGCTGTCGTAGCTGTTAATGCGACTACTGCGGCCGCTGCTATAAATGTTTTCATTTTTAATCCTTTTGTTAATGAAATCTTCAATTTCTGAAGATATTATTAGTTTACAACATCATTGTAACAGTTTTATGACAATTTTGTGAAATTTTTGTAAAATCTTTATTTTAGTGACATTTTTTTTGACCATGCTTCTTCAAAGCCTTCTTCGTGAACAACATTTTCGTGATTACCCCAGATACGTTCAAAGTAGCCGTTGTATACACTCAATATGTCTTTTTCGCTCCAAGCGTCCGGAATTAGCTGGCCTTTAACAATCCAATAATATCTATTGGCTTCTTTATATTGATCTTGTGTCACAAGTTATTTATTTTTCGATACCTAGCGAATAGCATGATTCGGGATCAACCCATTCATCTTCCATTCCTAAGCTTTCTGTGTAATCAAATACAGTAATGCCTTTTAACCGTAGATAGGTAATATCCATCGGTCTTATCAACACTGGAAGACTGATTTCTCCGCAAGGATTGCCGAGCTTAACAGGCCAGTCTATATCTACAAGATGTGCTTTAACTTTCATCTTCGTTGATTTCAACGTCTACTGTTTCTGTTTTCTTTTTTCTTTTTCCATAGAATCCGCCAGTGTATTCTATGTCTTCTGTGCGTTCACCTACTGGACAGACTTTTACTTGTCCGCCTTTGGATATAAATTCTTCTATAAGATTTTGAGGAGTATTGTGGTGATTTCTGCTTATTGAGTACATTTTTTTTCCATTATTTAAAATTTTCTACTACAGCCTTAAAGATTTCTTCTAAACTTAAGTGTGCTTGGTCTGGGTGCATTTTCATAACTTGCTGATTAAATTCGTCATTAAAATTACTAGTAAGTCCAAACAATACTAGTAAATCTTCTTGGGTTAATTCATCACCAATCTGTGTTGCTGCCCAAATAGCCGACATTAATACTAAATGAACAGACAAATCGTTATTTGTTATTTTGTTTGATAAAATAAAATTAACTGCTTTTTTTCTTATATTGAAATAATATTCTACACGTTTACCAATATTATATAGATAATCGATGTTTTCTTGATTCATTAAAATCTAGACTCCGGTATAAAGTAGTACAATAAGCTTCCAGAAGGAGAAATAGCTTTTTCTAACTCACGTGTTCTAAAAAAATCAATACTATGGTTTTTACGTCTTACAGTCCACATGTCAGACATTGTTTCTCTGTTTACGTAAATGTACGGTGATTCGTTACGTTCAAATGAAACAGCTCTGTATTCTAGTGTTTTTCCATCAAACATCACAGGATCAATACCATACTCTAACTTAATGTAATTTCTAAGATCTTTTAGTGTGTTCATGCTGTTCTCCTATACTGTATTTATTATAGGTCACTTTTCTTTTCTTGTATTTCTTTTCTTCGTTCTGTGATAAGATCTTTCATGTTGTTGAGTGCTTGTCTCGCACGAACAGCACTAGTCTTGATGCCTTTTGCTTCAAACTTATCGTTTTCTTGCAAATAAATAGCCCAAGCTAGTTTTAGCTGTTCGTGCGTATCACTCACCGAGAACTACCTCACAGATTTCTTTCCATGTTTTGACACGAATCACTGCTGGATTAGTATACCACTGATTGTGTGAATGGTCAATCAAGATCGGCCGTAGACCAAATTTTAAACCAGTGTCGCAGTTTTCTGGCTTATCCTCGATCCACCATAACCCAGTGTCGGCGTACTTTTCCAATGCTTCGTCTTTGTCTGCACCAGTATCGAGACAGATTAAGTGTTCAAATGCATCAGTTCCAAAACGAGAACGAAGATTAGTCCATCGCAGAGAATGTGCAAACGGATCTTTGCTTAGGCTAGTAATAGCATCAAACGTATAACCGGCTTCAACTAAACGTGCTATTCCACTGCGAGCATCACGAAAAGCTGGCAAGTTACTGATCCAAGCACTTTCGTTAAAATCACGAACAAGATCACGCTTTTCACTTTTCGGAATAGCATAGGCTATGTCGAGGTTATATGTATCATGCACAACCTTGCTATAGCCTTTTTCAACCATCCATTCGTGGAAGGGAGTTTCCCAATCAAACGTGCAACCATCGCAGTCTGTTAAGATTTTCTTCATTTTTTACCTATATGTTATTGCGGTCCGCCATCGCCGGAAACGCTGTTATCAGTTCCTGTTCTAGAAGCACTGCCGACGATTGTTCCAGTGTAGGTTCCGGTGAATGGGTCGTCTTTCCTAGCAACACGTTGGCCTTCGGCAATTATGTTACCCGAAGCTACACTTATTTTACCTTTGTGTCCGCAATCAGCTGTTACTTCGTCACCGACTCTTGCTGCTAACTTACCTTCGATAAATGTTATTGTTGCACTTCCGGTAATTTTTCCGCTTTGAGGACCGTGTATGCTACAAACACCTGTAGTTTCGTCGTCTAGTCTAGCAAAGTTTGTCATACAAGTTTGATTCCGCTAGTGCTGCTAATATATTGTTTAGCCATTTCGCTATCAGTTTTAGCAATAAAGATTACTGCATTTTTGTTAATCTCAATTTTTGTATCCGGATTAACTGTAAACGTATAAGGACCCAATCCTAGTCCTTGCGGTGTTGCCATAATTGCCATTGGCTTGGAAACCACATAAGTGTTTGGTTTAGTTTCTACAAGTCTAGCAACCAGCTCGTCGCCGTTAAACGTTTTGATAGTAACAGTGTCACCGTCTTTCATAGGTGCTTCAATAAGCATTAATCATTTCTCCACATGTCATGATCTTCAAAATATTTTTCAAGTGCATCTGATCCGCCAATATAATTTCCGTGCAAGAAAATCTGCGGAACAGTTCGTGCGTTGGGAACTGCTTCTAACAATTGCTCTTTAGTCCACGGCCCGGTGCTAATGTTTCTTTCTTCGTAACGAATACCTTTACCATCCAGCATACGTTTTGCTTTTACGCAATACGGACAATTGTCTTTGCTCCAAACGATAGTTCCACTCATTTCCTTTTTTTTCCAATCTTTACTGCTCTTTTTGCCGCTGCTTTAACTTTTGCAGGACCGCGAGGCTTACGAGGTTTTCTCATAGGCTTAACCCTTTAAATGTATCGTCATCGATGTCTCGCTTGATATCACCGATGATATAAGAACTAATTTCTGTTTCCTGTGGTGCAACCTGTACTTCTGCACCCGAGATCCACTTTTCAGTCCAAGGAAGTGGATTGCTTTTAACGTTGTATGGGCAAGGAAGATTAACCTTTTTCATTCGACGTGCTGCAATCCATTCAATGTATTCGCATAACAGTTGCTTGTTCAAGCCGATCATGCTGCCGTCTTTAAACAAGTAGTCAGCCCACACTTTTTCTTGATTAACTGCATCAACAAACATCTTAACTGCTTCTTCTTGACATTCTTCTGCAATCTTAGCAAAGTCAGGATCGTCTTTGGCAAGCAGCCCGAGCAACAGTTGTGTGCTACCAAGATGCAGATTTTCATCACGTGCAATCAGTTTGATAATCTTAGCATTGCCTTCCATCTTCTTAAGTTCAGCAAATGCCCAACTACATGCAAAGCTAACATAGAAACGAACACCTTCGAGAATGTTCACACTCATCAGTGCAAGCCACAACTTCTTTTTAAGATCGTAAAGATCTACTGTGATAGTCTTGCCGTTAACTGTGTGAGTTCCTTCACCTAGCAGATTATACCACGATGCTAGTTCAATCAGATCGTCGTAATTTTTACTGATATCTTCTGCACAATCCACAATCTCTTCGATGTCCATCATTTCGTCGAAGATCTTGCTAGGATTGTTATACACGTTTCTGATAATGTGAGTGTAACTACGGCTATGGATGCTTTCGCTAAACGTCCAAGTTAGAATCCAATTTTCAAGTTCGGGCAAACTAACAATAGGACTAAAAGCTTCAACTGGGGCACGACCCTGCACAGAATCTAGCAAAATCTGACGCTTTAGATTGCTGGTAAAAATATGTTGTTCGTGTTCGGTAAGAGCTTTAAACTCTGTTGCATCTTTGTAAAGATCAAGTTCGCTGGGTCTCCAAAAGAATCCGTGTTGCTTGTCTGTAAATTTATCAAGCGACGGATACTTCATAGTATCGTAACGTTGAACTGTTGGGCCGCCTGTGGGGTCGAGAAATGCTAAAACTTTTGTGTGATCAGCTTTATTATTAAGATCGAAAACGCTCATAATCTGTCCTTAAGTAGATTTATATATAAGAATATAACAGAGCCCGTAGGCTCTGTCAATCATATTGTGCAGCTTTCGCAGGCAACGTCGTCACTAATTTGTAATTCTGCTTCGAATACATCTTCTTTGGCAAATTTAGATAAATCTACTTCGCCTGCGCCGTCGTTTGTATTAAAGTAATACAACTGCTTTCCACCGTACTTGTAGAACATACTCATGTGCTGTAGCATAACACTCATTGGAATTTTTTCGTCGTTAAAGAAAATAGGATTGTAACTGGTGTTTACTGAAATACCTTGGTCAATATATTTCTGTAAGACAGCCATGATCTTTAGATAGCCTTCGGGCGACTTCTGATCCCAAAGCAGATCGTATTTGTTCTTTAAACGCTTGTATTCTGGAACAACTTGCTTGAGAACACCGTGCTTGCTTTGCTTAACTGAAATGTAGGCACGTGGTGGTTCAATACCGTTTGTAGCATTTGCTATTTGTGCAGATGTTTCGCTGGGCATCAGTGCCATTAGTGTGCTGTTGCGAATACCTGTCTCCCGTAGTTGAGCACGAAGACTGTCCCAATCCATGCGTTCGACATGCGGAACAAGAGTATCTACATCTTTCTTGTAAGTTTGATTAGGAGTAATACCGTGACCATACTTGGTTTCTAAATTACCACTTGGTGCACCTTGCTCCTTAGCAATGTCTGCACTAGCTTTGATTAGATAGTAACTCCAAGCTTCTGCCCATTCATCAATCACAGCAAGACCTGCTGTATCGATGTGCTGATAGGAAAGGCCGTGCTTGGCCATCCAGTATGCAAAATTGATGATACCAATTCCTAATGGACGACGCTTTTCAGTTGAAAGACGTGCTGCTAGAACAGGATAATCTTGATAGCTTAACAGTGCATCAAGTCCGCGAACTGCAAGAGTACATACACGCTCAAAGTCTGCTGGTGTTTTAATATTACCCCAGTTAATGGCGGAAAGGGTGCAAAGGCTGATTTCTCCCTCCGGATCATTTAAATCATTTAATGGCTTGGTCGGAAGATCAATTTCTGCACAAAGATTGCTTTGACGAATAGGTGCAACTTCGGGCAAGAACGATCCGTGGTCGTTTGCATTGTCTACATTCTGCAAATAGATGCGGCCGGTTGCTTTGCGTTCTTCCATAAATGAACCAAACAAGTCTGCTGCTCTAACAGTCTTTTTACGAATTCTTGTATTGCGTTCTGCTGTTTCATAAAGCTCTTTAAACTTTTCTTGATCTGCAAAAAACGCATCATACAGTCCAGGAACATCGCTAGGCGAAAATAGTGTGATATTTCCTCCGGTAATTAGACGCTCGTACATTAGTTTGTTAAACTGTACACCGTAGTCCATATGACGTACACGAGTTTCTTCTGTGCCTTTGTTATTCTTCAACACAAGAAGATCTTCAACTTCTAAGTGCCAGGCAGGATAGTATATAGTTGCTGCTCCTCCACGAACACCGCCTTGACTACAGCTTTTAACGGCTGCTTGGAACATTTTGTAGAAAGGAATAATACCAGTATGATATGCATCACCTTTGCGAACAGGCGATCCAACTGCACGTATTTTCCCGCCGCCGACACCAATGCCAGCTTTTTGACTCACATACTTAACAATAGCACTGGTTGTAGCATTGATACTGTCAAGGCTATCATCAGATTCAATAAGGACGCAACTACTGAACTGTCTTTGAGGTGTGCGAACACCAGCCATAACAGGAGTAGGCAAACTGATATCATGAAG